CCTGTTATAATAGCGTGATTTGTATTTGAATATAAAAACCTATCTATTAAGTATTGAAAATAGTTGTTATCTTCTCCGTATTCAACAAAATCTTTATTTTTAGATTCTGTAATTGTAGGCGAATTATAAGCACTTAAACTTAAAATGTGTACGTTATTCATAAATTATGTATTCGTTATCAGAAGTTCTTTGCGTGTAAACATTATTGTTTATACTAAATTCTTCAATTATTTGATTTGTGCAAAATATTTTATCTTTATAAACTACATCTGTACCATTTAAAATTGTTAAAGTGTAGAATTTATTTTGTTTTATCGGAAAAACCAAATTAGTAAATGCGTAATATTTATCAATCGAAAATACGCATTCAATAGTTTCTTCTGTATTAGCTTCTTCATCTCTTAAAACAATAGCATCAGCTTCTAAACCATCTATCGTGGCGTATAAGTTTTGTGCTGCTTCTTGTTCTTTTAAAATTATCATTGTTTTTATTTAAAAATAAACAATCTTTGTTTTTGTATAAATAAAAAAAGGGTAGCTTTTACACTACCCAATTTTCAACTATTTATTAATTTAATTAAGAACCAACAACAACAGTAAATCCTGCTCCTGCAAGTGTATCACCGATAAAGTTAGCAGGTACTTGTTCCATTCCTGTTAACGTTAAAGTATAACCTGATAAGTCACCGAAAGCACCACCTGTTACGATAGTACCACCTGTAACATCCATTCCGTGATCTAAACCTGCTAAAAAGAAGTTTCCGTTGTTATCTTCTACGATAACATTTGGTCTTCCGTAAGCCATTAATTTTAATTCTTTGTGGTCTTTAACAGTTAATTTCTTAAATGTTAATTCCAATACTTGCTCGAAAAATGTTGTTCCATTTTCACGTGAGCTGTTTACATTTTGTGTAAATGTAGAAGCACCTTTTAAATCGTATTTATAAGCTGAAGGAGTACCTGCAACTGAATCAATTACGTCTGTATTTGTTCCGTCGTAAGTTACGCCTGTCATATCTCCATAGTTTACGAAATAAACCGCTTTCAATCCACCTACTGAATCTTTGCAAGGTTCGATTCTACCAAATCCTAAGTCACAAGCCATTTGTTTATATTTTTATATGTTATTAAAAAAAAAGGTGGTGTTTATTGCACCACCCTTTATAATTGGTTATTCAAAAAATTATGCAGGAGTGTAAAGAACGATATCAGAACCGATTCCGTATTGTACACCTGCTGTAAATCTCATAACGATTCTTACATTTTGAGAACCATCTAAATCAGCCATATCAATAACTTTCACTTCATTGTGGTCAGCTAATAAACCTGTACCGAAGTATAAGTTAGATTTTTGAGCAGCCATCATATAGTTATCAGCTAATCCGTTAGCAACAAATATTTTAACTCCGTCAAAAGTTAAACTTCCGTTGTTAAACCATTGTGTACCCATTGCGTTAGTACCATTAGCACCTAAACCTGACGCAGCAAATCCACCTAAAGCACGAACATAAGCACGAGCAACGTTTTGAGCTATATAGATATATAAATCTTCTTGTCCGTATAATGCAGAAGGGATAGCATCAACTACTTTACCCATTTCTTCAATAACGTTTGCAGCAGTGATAGCTTCACCAACTACATCGATAACAGTTGAATCAGCAGTAGCTAAAGTAACTAATCCGTCGAATTGACCTGCAGTTGCGTTAACACCTCTCCAAATAGATACTTCATTGTTTTGAGCAGCTTTAGCAGCAACGTGTGCTAATAAGAAATCTTGAAAAGATGGAGGTAATGTATCAAATGCAGAATATCCCATTTGAATCGCTTCCCAATCTGAGCGGAAGTCTTTTTTACACAAAGATAGGTTAATTTGGAATTCCTCAGGTTGAAGGATTCTTTCAGTTAAAGTAACTGTAGAAGTTGCATCGAAATCACAAGTAGCGTTTTTAACTAAATCGTTAGTTGCTAATTTTTTGATAACTTCTTTATACTTTACATTTGGTTTTACTTCAATACCACCGTTTTCGATAGTAGTTGCAGAAAGTAATGCAGCAGAAATATATTTCCCTGCAAATTGACCTGCATAAGTAGTTGTAATAGAGGTTGTAGTCGCCATTTTTTATTATTTAAAGTTTGAAATTTTGTTTAATACAGAATCAAAAGTTGTTCTTGTTCTGTTTTGTGAAAAAAGATTTACATCTCTTTTAGCAGTAGCTTCAGGGTTGTGAGTTAATGGTTCAGCAGATAATTCTACTTCTTCAACTTTAACTTCTGTTTTAGCTAATTTTAATTCTTCGATTTCTTTTTTCAAAGATTCGATTTCAGCAAAGAACATTTCTTTAGTAACTGATTCAATTACTCTTTTAGGTTCTTTAACCTCAGCCATTTCTTGCTCTACTTCAACTTCCACTTCTGCTTCAGGAGTTTCCTCTTCAACAACAGCTTCTTTGATTTCAGCAATAATTCCTTCTTCGGCTACAATTAAAATCATACCATCTTCTAACTTATATTCTCCAACAGGTAAAGCAATTCTATCTTCTTCGTTTACGATGAAAACACTTGCACCTGCTTCAAATACTTCAGCTTCGATAATAGTACCATTTTCTAAAGCCATTTGAGCAAGTTTTACTTCCATTCCCAATAAGGTTTTAATTTGGTTAATTACGTTCGACATTATTTATTTATTTAATTATTATAAAGATTTGCTTAAACCATCAGCTGATGAAAACAATTTTTTATATTCAGCTGCTTTACCTGCTAAATCTTTTTTATATGCTTCAAAACCTGTATCTCCTAAACCTAATTCTTTAGCTTTTTTTTCTAATTCAGTAATCATATCAACAGCATTTTGAGCATTTTGATAAGCTACTCTAATGTTATCAGAATAAGAAATAACTGCATCTTTTGCTTTATTTTTAGCTTTATCTACGTTATCTTTTAATCCTTTATACTTTTGAATTTCAGATTTAATGTCATCAGCTAAACCTAAATCTATTTTGTGATTAGCTAACTCAGTTTTAAATAATTTGTTTCCTACGGATTTTAACGTACTCATTTGATTTTTGTTTTAAAATTAATATTATAAATTTTTGTTATATTTTTAAGGTTAACCATTGTTAGAAACTATTGTTCTTGTTCCATTTACATTGGTTATTAATGATTCACCACCTTGTGAAAGTGTAGCACCAACTCCTTGAGCCTGTAAATCACCATTACAACATTCTTTTTTATAAGTGCTGTCTGCACAAAGACAACCTCTGTTTCCGTCCTTTGGACTTGTTTTACTTTTTGTTTGTTTACTCATTTTATTAGTTTTTAATTATGCTACGTTAAAAATATTTACGTTTACTGACGGAGATAATGGTCTTGTTGGGTTTGTTCCTGCTGCAGTAGAAAGTACTTTCATTCCTGTAGCTTGTGACCACCAATAAAATTTAATACTTTGTCCTGACGTTAAATGAATAGTATCTGAAATAGTTGCTAAAGTTTGGTCATTTTGAGCTCCTGTAGTTGTAAAAGTAAAAGCAGAATTTGGCACAATTGCATCATCTATTGTGTACCATACTGTTACATTATAATTTGAAGCACCACCTGTAAAAGCAAGTTGTAAAGACATACTAAAAAAATAAGTACCATCATTTTCTACAATTATATTGTTGTTTTCACCTAAAGTAAAACCTCTTGCTTGTTGTGTAGAATTAATCAATACTTGATTTGCAGTTGTAGCACCACCATTTGTTTGTGTTGTAGTATCAAAAAAAGTAGCTGAATTAAAATCAGTAACAACAGTTTTTATTTCATCACCTAAATGAACTTTTAATTTGTTATCATAAACGTGCATACTTCCGTTTTCTACTGAAATATTACTTTCAGAATCTAAAACATCACATCTAACATTATAAGCTGTATTTAATGTATTCATATTTATACGTTATTTAAAATTTGTTTTATTTTTTCAATCAATTCTTCTTCTTCAGTAAGTACCTTTGATAATTCTTTTTTCTTTTCTAATTGGTCTGCAAAATGACCCTCAAGACTGAAACCTTTTACTTTACCTGTTTTAACGTAATCGTTCCAAATTTCATCATTATCAACTTTTACACTTGCCATCCAAGTACCAACAGGAACGCTTAAATTATATAAAGCAGTTTTATCTTTAGTTAAATCTTCAACTATCCAACTTTCAACAACTGTTAAACCTTCGATTGCTTTTGAGTGTTCTAATGTTGAATTGCCTTGATTCCCTTTCTTTAAAAACAACTGCGACGCTTTTACAACAGTATCTTTTGAAAAATAGATATAATACTCATCTTCACCATTACGTCTGTAAATCGGCTTTTCAGGGATTAATACAGCACCCATCAAAATACGTTTCTCTTTATCTACTTCAGCAAGTTTAACTTCTTCAGATTTTAAGGCTACAAAGTCAGATTCAATAGCAGGGTTTTCTACGATTGAAATCGCTTCTACACCTTGCAAGTCTTCTTTGTCATCTATAATAAGTTCTATTAAATTCATTTGTTTTTATTTTAAAAATTAATTATTAATTAAATTGTTTTTATCCAAGTGAAGCGTTTGCAACTATGTTTCTATCTAAACTTTGTTGAGTAGTTACGTTTGAAGCTACAACGTAAGCCTGAACAGGTTGTTGAGCACCTAATGTTTGAGCAATTTGATTTACTCCGCTATTTCCTACAACGTTAAAACTTGGAGCAGGAGCAGAACCACCGCCACCGCCACTCGGAACACCACTACTTGAACCTGCATTACCACCTCCACCTAAAGCACTTAAACCTTTTACAGTTGCTGCAATAGAAGACGCTATACCTATACCTGCAGAAACAGAATTTAAAGTAACCCAAGGTTGACCACCTGTTAACGGGGATGCAGCGACCGCTTTTGCATTTGCTGCTACAGTATTAATAATAGTTTTTGCAATACCTGCAGCATTTTCTGCAATTAATAAACCTTTTTGGATAGCTTTATTTTTTTCAAATAAACCTTTTAATAAACCAATTCCTGCACTTACATTATCTATACCTGCATTTTGAATTGCTAATTTAGCATCAGCTACCGCTTGTTCATCTGCAATTTCTTTTTCCCTTCTTGCTTTAGCTTCTGCATCTCTTGTAACAGCCTTTTCAGATTCAGCAATCCAATATTCTTCTTCTTTAACTATGTCTTCTTTTTTAAATTTATCAGCTAACTCCTTTTCTTTTGTACGTTGTGCTTCTTTTAAAGCAGTTGTATCTTGACCGAATTTTGTAGCTTCTTCAATTAATAACCTATATTGTTCCTGAATTTGAAATAACTCCTCTGCTCTACGTTCCGCTTCAGTATCAATTTCACCTTGTCTGATACGTTCTAATGCTTCAGCTTTTTGTTTCTCTAACTCAATAGCTTTATCGTTAGCTTCTTTTCTTTTATCAGCAGATTCTTTAGCTGCTTGATTATCAATGTTATTAATAGAACTTTGAAAACCTGCTTTATCGTTTCGAAGTTTTTTAAGTGCAGCCTGTTGTTCAGCTATAACCGCATCACCTTCTGATTTTGTTTTTTCAGGGTCAAACACAAATTTAGACATTGCAGAAAAAGTTTTTTCTTCCAAACCAAAATCTTTACCAAGTGCATCACCTACTGAGTCAATAGTTTTTAAAAGTAAGGTTAAAGGCACAAGCATAAATTTAAGAACATCAGCTAAAATTTCTTTATTTCTTCTCGCTGCAGCTTCTTGTGCTTTAGCTGTATTGATACTATCTTGTAAAGATATTTCAGCTTTTTTAATTGTTTGGTCAGTTTGAGCAATTTTCATTTGTAAAATTTCACGCTCAGACTTTCCTTGAAGTTTTAAAATATTTTCTTCACCACTAATAGCATCAAGTTTCTTTTGCTCAATATCTAAATTTGCTTTTGATTGAGCATTTAACGCTTGTTGTTCATCACTAACACCACCAACCGCTTCTTTAATATCATCCCAATAAGCTACAACTGCACCTAAAGCAACTAATAAAACACCAATACCTGTAGCAGCAATTCCTGTTTTAATTCCATTTAATGCAGCCTTTGCCGAAGTTCCTAATGCTTTAAAAGCAACTGAACCCTCACGCAAACCACGAACACCCTCAGCAAGTGCCATTGCACCCTGAACTTTTAATATAGCAGCTTCAAGTTCTTCACTTTGTCCGCCTGTTAAAGCCATAGCTCCTTGAATACCTGCAAAAGCAGAAGTTGCACCTTGTAAAGCACCGCCTAATTTAGTGTCAAATGTAGTTGCTGCAGCGTCAACAACCATATCAGTTTTCATTTGCACTTGTCTATATTGCCCAACAGATGCTAATAAATCCTTATATTCTTGACTTGCACTTTGACCTGCTAAAGCTAACTCGTAAAGCCTATCTTCAGCTTCACCCATTCTTGCAGTTAAAGGTTTTAAATCACCATAAACTTCTTCAAAGGTAGCTTCTACGCCTTTAGCTGATGAATCAACTTTCTCTAATGCTTTTGAAAGGTTATCTAAACCACCAACCGCTTGGACTGTACTTACATCAATTTCTATTGTTTTCTTAATTGCCATTTTATCGCTTGTTTTAATTCTTTAATGTTTGTTGGTAATTTATGTTTTCCTTTTGCTATTGCAATCGCTTCGCTATCATTTTCGTTTAACAACGGAAGCATCTCTAATATTAATTTAAGCATCTTGTATTATTGAAATTAAATCGTTATTGTTACTTAATATTGATGCATTGCGTTCTAATCCGCTTACGTTTGGTTTAACTTGAATAGTTACAGAAGTTTCATTAGCAGTAACTCCTGTTAACATACTATTATCATCACTAACGATTGTCCAAGTTAAAGGTTCTTTTGAAGTTGTAAACACATCAAAAACAATAGGCTGATTGCTAACACGTCTTGAAGTACTGTTATCAAACTTTGAACCTCTAAAATCTTGTATTAATTCAAAATCACTTTCAAATGTTGTTAAATCAGTTGTGTATTGGTTTATAATATACCTTTTATCACGGATAACAATTCTATCGTTTAATCTTAAATTTAATAACTCTAAATAAGGCAAACGCATTTTAACTTTTACCATTCTTGATTTTAAAGAATATAAGTTATTTAAATAAGCTAAATAATAATTATTAAATAAAGAATTGTTAATAGGTTCTAAAAAGTAAGAACTTATTTCTACTCCCCAATTTAAAGTATTATTTGTTAAGTCATCAGTATCAATACAGTCTTGTCCAAATACATTAAAATTAGATACGTTTGTTGGAGCACTTCCGTTATTAATAAATAATGTTCCTGATTTTCTTTCAGTAAAATATAAAATAATCGGTTTTGGTGCATAAGGGTTTAAATCTGACTTTAAAGCATAACCAACTTGTAGATTAGTTCCTGTAAACTTATTAAATAATAAATTTTCAAATGGTAACTTAATTGAATAATCAGAACCATCAGTATTAAACGTAGAGCTTAAATTTCCGTATTCTCTTGAGTTTGTAGTAAAGAACTGTCTGCTTAAAAGATTCTCACTTTTTTCATATTCAAAATTAATTTTCTTATAAGGCTTAATTCTATTGAAATCTAAATCAGTTGTACAATATCCACTAAAATCTTTTATACCACCTAAAAAATACCAATTCTCCAACTGCTCTAATGTAAAGTTAATTCCATCAGTACTAAAAGCAGTAAGGTTAAACATCTTTAATATTCCACTTAAAAAATCAGACACCTTAATATCAGGCATATAATTTAATAAATTAAGATTAGTATTTAAACTTCCGTTATCTGCACCTAAAGAAGTACTTGGAAAAGTTATATTACTATAGTTAAAATTACTTCTTCTGTATGAAAATGAATAAGAGTAAGTGTATGTAGTTGCTTCAAAAGATTCAATAAAAAATGTATAAGCCCCACCTAAAAATGATGCAGGAATATTTGTAATTGACTGAATTGCATTAAATTCTAAAGTAGTAAATAAATCTCCATCTTTGTATATAAATATTCTATGGTTTGTAGCCACAGGAAAATTTATTACTATTCTAAAATTAGATAAATCTGCATAAGAATAAGGAAAACTACCGCTTAACTGAATTCTTCTACTATTAACTAAATTATAGGTATTGTTTTCAATATTAAAAACTTCAGGCAAATAAGTATTATTGTTATTAAATAAAAGTTGCTTTCTTTGTGTTGTTGATACAAATCTTCTTGAGTCATTTCCTTTTAACCACAAATAAGCCTTGCTGAATTTTTGTTGTTGTAAAAAGCTACCACTAAAAGTTATATTATACTTATCAGCAATAGCATCTAAAACTCTTGAAACTTTTATAGCAGGAAACAACTCATCAAAGTTAATAGCACCACCGCTTGTTGAAATATCATTTGGACTTGCATCTCCATACTGCCAAACTCTATCAGAAGTTATTAAAGGAAACATAACATCTTGAGGAGTAGCTGTAGTTACTAAACTTCTAACGTTTGTTCCGCTGTAAGGGATAGTAAATTCGTTTAATTCTCTTACATCACTTAATTTATCTTCAGAAAATTTATCAGTCAATGATTTTAATTCTCCGTAGAAAGTAATCTTATAATCTTCAACACGATTATTTTTTATTGTAGCAGATTCTAATTGCCATTTACCTGTTCTAAATAATTGTGTATCAAGTTCAATATACCCATCGTATCTTCTACGTTGGTCAAAACCACCGTCTAAACTATTTTCGTACCAATGTCTAAATATTTTATTATTGTTATCACTTGCAGGAATTGTAAACGATTGTGAATAGTCCGTAAATACTTTTGATATATCGTTAACATTTTGTATTGAAGAAGTCAAAGAAATTTTTTCATCTTCAAACAATTCAATACGTTTTGCAATAGTTCCAAAAACAAAATCACTAACATCAGTAGCATCAACTGTTATAATACTATCATCAACAGTATATAATGTACTATCAACAGTTAAAGGCGTTAATGTTTCAACCCCATCATCTACGTAAATATATAAAGCTGCTTTCATTATATTACATCGTTAATTAATCCAAAGTTATATTCAAATTCTATTTCGTAGTTGATATTCTTTTCTTTTATATTTGTTTTATAATCTGCACTTTGACTTTTTACTATTACAGGTTTGTTATCTAACAAAACAGTTTCACTTAAAAGTAAATCTTGTATTAAATCAAAATAGTTTTCATCTACCCAACCTGTATTACATTTTATCTTTTGTTTTCCTTGTTGATTAAATACTCTTTTTTGACCTTGTAAGACATTATAATCTATCGAAGCAGGTAACATATTAAAATCTTTAGAAGTTACGTCTATTGAACTGCTATTAGCTTTAAAAAACGTTAAGAACTGCCAACCACCAAAACGATTAATAAATTTACAAGTTATAGGTGTGTATTTAGGTTCGCATAATTGTTCGGTGTTAATGCTAAAAATTATTTCACCACCTTCATATAATAAAGTATAAAGGTCATAGTCGTAAGGTAATTTCCATAGACCTTCGCTTATAGGTGTAAAAAAATATTCGTCATTACCTTCCCAAACTAAATCAGTGTATTCTTCAATCCAAACATTTATATAATTAAAGCCTGAAAATGTAGTTAAATTAATATTAGTATTTACTAAAGGAATTACAGTAGCTACATTGTTTTGATTATATCCATCTAAATATTGTGTGTAACCATTAAAACAAACAAATGTTTCATCATCTAATTCTACCTCATTTGAATACCTTACTATTTTCATATAACACCAAGTGTTAACATTCTCTTCAGTAGGAACTGAAACTGTAACAGGTGAAATAGGTTTAATATATTCTTTTGCATAGTTTGCTACGTTCCAAGAAATTAAAGGCTGTAAATCACTTGCTATGTTTTTACTTAAAGTATAAGTTGGAATAGTAGGCTCTGTTGTACCTTTGTTCCATAAGAATATTTCTATCTTTGCAGTTGTTTGCCCTTCTTCGTTTATTTCGATAAAATACGGACTTCTTATAAATATTTTTTTCATTTCTTATTAATTGTATATTGTAAAAATTGTTCAACGTCTAATCCGTATGCTTCAATCAATTCATCAGGTAATCGTTCAAATGCTTTATTAAATGGTTTTGTAAAAAATAAACTTGGTTTAATTCCGTTCTTTAAAATACCACCTGCAATTAAATAAGCAGTAGATTTATAAGACATAAACTTTCCATTTTCTTTTCTAAATTGAAATCTACGTTTTGTAACCCAATCAGTAATTGGTTTTAAAGGTGGTCTTTTACTTTTATAACTAAATGGAGTATTATATTTTTTTTTCGTTCCACTAACCCCTTGATCTTGAAAAGCGCCATAATCTTCCATTAAAAATGCTAATCTAAAACTATTAGCACCTACTTCAATTTCACTATCTAATGAATTATATAGTTTCTTATTTACGTTCTTATTACTTTTACTTAAATTACTTCTACTCTGCTGAATTACATATTTAGCAAAGTTGTTTAAATATTGATATGTTTGTTTATTATCCATTAACAGATAGTAATATCGTTTCTTACTAATACATCAAACGTAACTGCCCAACCTGCTAAATCGTTCTCGAAACGTTCTGTAAATGGCTCGTAAGTAGGTTGACCTGTTAACTCCCAAAAGTCTGTAGCAATATCTGCTCTGTTTAATTTATTTAAAACCCTTGTAGCTAAAAGTAATTGAGTATTCCAAACGTCTACTTTATTGCTGTCATCTTTTTGGTTTATAACATCCATTAACAAAACAGTAATATTAAAAGATAATACGTTCCCTTGATGCGTTGCTTGATTTATAATAATATGACTTAAAGGAAACATCGTTTGTTTGTTTAAATCAACTTGAAATATATCACCTTCTGTAACTGTGTTTACAAATGGTTCATCAAGTAACACATCTTTAATTTCTTTTATAATTCTATATATCATTACGTTTTAATTTTTTTATTTCTATTTCGTTTTTTTCCTTTTCAAACATTAACCACATCATTAGTTTTGTGATTGGTAATTTAGTGACGGCATCGAATCTGAGAATATCCCCTTGAGCTGCTGCGTAAATTGATTGATACCAACCCCATTTCTTACCAAAACCTGCTTCGCTTGTTCCGATTGTTCCACTTCGTTCTGTATATAATCCGTCAAAGCGTTCACGCAATCGTTCTGCAAAGTCCAAAAAAAAAGCATAGAACCTAAAGCAATATCTAAAGGCATATATTTTAAAACCTCTGAATACTTATAACTTGATTCATATTCTTCTATGGTATATAAATCTTTTACTTTTGATTTAATTGGTCTGAATAAAACAGCCATCGCTTGATGCAAAGTTTCAGTACTACCTAAATAGTTTTCTAAATCTATAAACTCTCCTGAAGTCATATCTTCTAATTTAGGTATAAATCCAAACTCGTAAACACCTAACTTAAAAGTTTTAGTTAGCTTTGGTTTTTGTTGTAGTAAGTTATCTAAATGTAAAAGTAAATCATCAATATCAGCTATACGAATACGTACAATATCTTTAAGTTCTATGTTACAAAATATTTCAATAGTCTTTTGATTAACAAAATGACTCGCTTCGTTTTCTTGTATTAGTTTCTCAAACCTTTGGTATTGATATAAAGTAATTTCGTTTAACGAATCAGGTACGTTTATGTTTACTTTCATATTTTATTTTAAAAATTAATTAACGTAAGAATTGTATAAAACAAAAAAAAGCAACCATTTCTGATTGCTTTAATTTAATGAGGTTGTAGGTTTGTAATCTTCTATCATAAGTACTCATTTCCTATTCTGCCCGATAGGACTTACATTCGTGGCGTGCAAATCACCCAATGTTTGTTACTGTACTATTTGCATCAAGTAACTGCTGTAGTCAGGACAGGATTCGAACCTGTAATTGTGGATTTCCAAGTAAGGACTCGTGTGGGCTTTTTCCATTCCACACCCACGATGACACTATCCTTATCTTTTTGCGTCTACCAATTCCGCCACCTGACTTTTTTTAAACTAACTTCAAATTTAATACTTCATACAATTCAAATACTTTATTAGTTAAAGTTTCGTCTTGTTTGTATTTATCACTTCCTATTTTCTTTGTGCCATTTACGTTTATTTCTATTTTAACGTAATTGTATTTTCTTTTGCCTAC